GATGTACAGCTAACTCACAGCTAATCATTTCTATTCGGTCATGCAATTAACCCTCTGTTTTTACAGGGGGTTTTTCTTTATATCACATCGTATCTATTCACTCTATCTCACATTTTTCATCGGTACAGGTGACGGTATTACCTTAAAGGTATACTCTTCATACCGTCAAACCATGGATGCTTTACGGGTGAATTGTGCTTACTGATACCAAACTGAAAAACCTCAAGCCGCAGGAAAAACTGTATAAGGTTTCGGATCGTGACGGGCTGTATGTTGCGGTGCTTACTTCCGGTTCTGTCTCTTTCCGGTACGACTACCGCATTAACGGACGCCGGGAAACGCTGGTCATCGGTCAGTACGGGCGTGACGGTATCAGCCTGGCGGAAGCACGAGAAGAACTCATTGCTGCAAAAAAACTGTTAAAGGCAGGCCAGTCGCCAGCTGCGGCGAAACGTGACGGTATCAAAAAGATCCGTGGTGCTGAAACCTTCGCGGTACATACCGACAGCTATATGAAGCACGTCATTCTGGCTGACAGTACCAGGGCGATGAAGCAGGCAGTGATCGACCGTGACATACTTCCTGTGCTTGGCAACAAGATGATGGCTGAGATCACCACATCGATGGTGCGCGATCTGTGCGACAGGATTGTTGAACGTGGCGGACGGGCTACAGCGGTACAGGCTAGAGAGATAATCAGCAGCGTATACCGACATGCTAATGACCGCGGGCATGGCCTGTTTAATCCTGCTGCTGATATCAAGCCTTCATCGATAGCTATGTTCAAACCGCGCGACCGCACGCTACAGCCTGAAGAGATTGGCGTATTCTTCCGGGCTCTGGATAATGTCGGGGCTATGGCCACAATGAAACTGGCATTAAAACTGGTGCTTCTCACCCTGGTTCGCAAAAGTGAGTTCACCCACGCCACATGGTCAGAAGTCGATTTCAAAAAATGGACATGGACGATACCGGCGGAACGAATGAAGGGAAGCCGGGCGCATGTTATCTATCTGCCAAAGCAAGCACAGGATCTCATGGTTGGCCTGCAGATGTGCGCTGGTGGAAGTGATTACCTTTTGCCCGGGCGCTATTCAGTGAGCAAGCCGTTATCCAATGCAGCGCTAAACCGTCTGATCACTACCACAGTGGAAGCCGCGCAGTCGTCAGGATGCAACCTTGAACACTTTGCTGTACATGACCTGCGCCGCACAGCCAGCACTCTGTTGCATGAAGCTGGTTATCCATCTGACTGGATTGAAAAGGCGCTGGCGCATGAGCAGAAGGGCGTGCGTGCGGTGTACAACAAAGCGGAGTACGCCAGGCAGCGTGCCTACATGTTGCAGCAGTGGGCGGATATGGTTGATTCCTGGATTAACGGGGAGAACACCGATCTGGTGCCGTTCTCCCCGTCGAAGTTTGAGAAGTGGATGCAGGGTGAGTAACTGCTATTTCTTTCTGCCAAGATAATCACATTCTGTCTGCGCTGGCGGTGTATTTTTTAATGCCTCAGCCAGCATTTCAACTTCTCCCTGCAATCGTGAAATCTCGCTATCACGCAATACAATTACAGATCTCTGCTCTTCCAGTTGGCGGATTAACTCCGCCTCATTGAACATTGTCATGCTGCCTCCGTCCTTATAACCGGAACAGAGCAGCCTGGTAGCAACTTCACCGCTGGAACTTCGCACTGATTACCCCATACGTCGAAGCCATGTGACGACTGGCGGGCGAATAGCTCAATTCGCGGAACATCGCCCAGCAACTGCACCAGTTTTTCGCGGATGATGTCAGGCTTGCGCGAGTTTTCCATGCGCTGTGCCGTGACGTGCTGGCAGATTGACGCATCCATGCGGGCCGGTAGTTTCCCACGCACCGCAAACAGGCAGTCTTCGCTGTTCGCCCTGGTCATGTGGCCCATTCCGATCGCGCTGTTGCCTTTGTGCTTGTTCGTCTTGTGCCAGGTGAATCCCTTCATGGTCATCAGCTTGAATCCCCACGCTTCGACAACTTTCAACGCCTCAACCGGCTGAGTCGGAACCCACCACATTGCCAGCAGGCAATCATCTGCGGCAAGATCCCACACTGGCAGGCGGCAGATATCCAGCACGTTCATCACCGGATATTTGAACCCGGCGCCGCGCTCGCCGTCGGCTGCTTTGTCGCGGTATGACCAAGGAGGATCTGCGTAGATAAGAGTGTATTTACCAGTCATGCCATACCTGCCTTAATTGGACGAACCTTAAGAGATTCATTCAGCTTTTCAGCTACTCTCTGAGCTGCTATAGGGTTGAGAATAATCAGTTTGGCTGGAGTTAACCAGCCACCATGCTTCATCGAATAAATTAGTGTCACCATTCCAACAGTTATATCGTCTTGAGGATTAGTCATACACCACCCCGCGACATCCGATCCCAGCGTATTCGCCACGGCGCAGACCGTTACCTCTCGATATGCACTGATCACGGCGTATCGCTATTCTGGCGCGCTCCACTTCACCGACCGCTACATCCATACACAGCAACCAGAGTCTGGCTGCAATGCGGTACTGGCCTTTCGATTCACGCTCAACAGCGCGCTTTTCTACCTCCATCGCTGCCGGAGTTACGGCGACAACCTTTGAAGCCTGACGCTGAGACACATAGTTCAGGTGATACTTTTCAAGACGGGTTAATTTGCTCATCGGATCCAGCCTTCTCTGAAAATTACCGCCAGCAGATACAGCCAGGCGGAAACGGCGGTCAGGAATAAATACCATCCTGACCATTTTTCCCAGTGCCTGATCAGCGCTGTCATGCGGCGTTACTTACTGGGCGGTAAACACGCTGATCAACCGGCGGCTTTTTTCCGGTGAACTCTGCCGGGCTTGTGGCCTGGCGCTCATCAAGCCAGTTTTCAACCTCTTCAGCATTCCATGCACAACGTTTATCAGTGATCCAGAAGCGCTGCGGGAACTCGCCATTGCGCTCCATGCGGTCAATGGTGCTCATCGATACAGGCACCACTGCCATCAGTTCCTTTTTGCCAAATGCTCTTTTCATCATTACCTCTCTTGCATTTGCAGCGCGCGTGGCGCCGCAGTGGTGATCACATTGGTACTTCGTTCAGTTCGTCGCAGCGGATGGTGTAAACGTCGGTTGCTTTTGCCAGCAGGTCATCATCACCTACCAGTTTCTGGGCAACATATTTGTATGCTTTGTCCAGGTCAGCCTGGGTGTTGTAGTTCATCGCCGCGCCGGAAAATGCGTGCAGAATCTCTTCAGGACCGCGATCGTCTTTATGCTGCTGACGCTCTTCCTGCTTCTGCTCTGGCTTTGAGTTGATCAGGCTGTTCATGCCATGAGCCGTTGCCGCCGGTGGCGTGATATCGCGCTCAACGCGAGGTGTTGCCTCCTGCAATTCGTCAGGGGTGTAGACGCCCATGATTACGTCAGGGCAGTGCAGGCGTGACCAGCGCTTGGTTGCCAGGTATGCAAGCTGCTGTTTAGGATCGCTAGCCCAAAGAGTAGAGTTGCGAACTTGAGCCTGAGACAGGAGCAATTCCAGAACGCGTGGTTCATCTTCACCCTTCATCGTTGCCCATACACGTACGCCACATCCCGCTTCATCTTTCAATGTCCACGCAGGCGCAATGTAGGTATTTCCCTTCTGGGATGTTTTCTCTACAAACTTGCCGATCACGTTTTCCCACGGTCCAAACCACTCATAGTTGATACGGTCTTTTGTTGGCGACATCGTGGTGATAACCGCATTTACCAACTGTGCCTCATAACCGAGGGTGCCGCTGACGACATGAGTTTTCTGCGCGACGGCAAATGGGTTCATTCCCCACTGAGTAGCCTGCATTGCCACAGCCATGCAATCAGCTGGCTTCCCTGCGAGGTGAGCCGGTACCGTTACGCGGCTTTGCGCCATCACTTCGGCAAACTTCATCAACTGGTTCAACCCTTCAGGGCTAAAAATGGTGGCAGCAGTTCCAGCGATAGCGGTATCTGCTGGTGCATTCATGGTTGCGATTTCGTTGCTCATACGTACATATCCTGTTTGCGTGCCCACTCAGGGCGTTTAATGATTTCCACACCGCCCCATTCATCGCTGATGCGGCATTCGTGATAGGTGTTCAGATCCCGGCGGAACAACTGGTAGCCAATATCTGCGTCATATTCGTCAAGCTGGAAAACCCTTACCGGATAGCGACCACAATCGATGGTTTCGCTTACTGCTATGAAGAAGAATCCGTGTGGCTGCCCGGTTACTTTCAGCGCACCTTCTCGGTACATTTCTGCCTGCACGTGGTAGCGGAATTCCTCGATGTGATGGGAAAAGCGATCCATGTCTGCAACCTTTTTCACGTCGACGATCACGTTGTGCTCATTCAGCCATTTATCCGGACGGATTCGGCACAGTTCGCCAGTCTCTTCGTCATTCCAGTACATCGACGCTTCACAGTGGCCTGGTGCTTCCAGCATCCAGCGCGCCGCCGGGTGAGCCATTGCGCTATCGCGCATAAGTTTCAGCTTCCGGCCCTGCTCAGAATCCATCACCGTCATGCCCATGCCAGCAACGTCTTTCATGAATGCGGCTTCATCCGCTTTGCCTTGATTGGTTCGGCGGTTAAATTCCGGCGCCACGATGAAACGCTTATCGAATTCCTTCGGCTCCAGCAGCAGGCAGTGCAGAGCAGTACCCATGTCCAGTGCGGATTTCTTCTCTTCGTCTTCCGGGGCTGCCTTCACCCATTTCAGAAGGGAAGGGTTCTTGGCCACCATATCCAGTTGTGACTTACTCACGCCGTCACCGGCGTGGTAGTCCTCGTTGCTGATGTCGAAATAAATACCGGTATTCATGCTGCATTCCTTTTGCTGTCGATCTGGTCAGCAAGGTCAAGACGTGCGATGACGCCAGTCAATTCACGTTTGAGTGAAGACATCAGCTCTTCGAAATCATCACTTTCAAATGCCGCTTCCAGAACTTCATAACGAACACCGGCACGGAGAATGGCGCGTTTGAATGACTCTTCCATTTCGCAACCAGCTACTGCTTCGATAAGCTCAACGTGGCGGTCATACAGTTCAGATGACAGCTGATAGTCATTGCCAAACTGAGTTGCTATTTTTTTCAGGTTATTGAATTGCTGAATATTCACTTGCTCACCCCCATATCCCGTTATCGTTGGCAACTTCGTGCGCAACCTTGTTGGTAAATGCCCATTTCATGCCCTCACCCAGCGTGCGGAACTTCCAGCTCATCAGCCCGCAAGCTGTAACGCAGTACCAACCGTTGATGACTTTCCACTGCATACAAACCTCGCTATTACCATTTTGGTAATACATGAAGATGCAGGAAATCCACGAAGTGGTGGTTTCTGCCTGAGCGATGTGCTCGAGTATTACCTTTTGGGTGATAATCAGATCAAAAAGTGATTATGTCAATAGGCATGACGAGAAAAAATTACCATTTTGGTAATTGCGTGAGGAGTGAGCTTACCGCCATCGGGCAGGTAAAGCGTCAGAATGGCAGGGGATTACTTGCTTTTGTTCTGCTCAAACACGAAGTTTATGAATGAGGTGATCTTGTTTTTCTCTTCCTGTGGCAAAGCTGCATACATCCGGTGGTCATAGTCGATAATACCAGGTGCGCCGACGGGAATAATCATCTCGTATGCTTCATGCCCGAACGCGCGTGCCAGGGAGGAAAGAACGCCGATGGTTGTACTGACTTCCGCTTTCATAATCCGGTTAACGGTGGCCGGGCCAATACCAGCTGCTACAGCAACTTTCTTTTCGGATGTCATTTCCGTGTCCTTTCTCATCCAGGCATTAAGCGTGGCTGCGGCCTGCTTCTCTACAGTCCATTCGCCATCTTCAGTGGCCGGAATAAAGATATCAGCCTGTACTGCGTCCAGTTCGTGATCAACATCGAGCCAGAACTTTTCTTTGCGGGCTGCTTCTTCGATGATACGCGCGGCATTCGGTCCGATATTTTTGATACCAGTACACCACCTGTTGACCAGGTTCTGCGAACGTTTCACCCGTTCTGCAAAGCGTAACTGGGTATCATCGAAATCCCGGAGAATGATTTCGTTAAGGTTTTTGCGTCTTATGTCATAAATACTTTTCATAGCTATTGTATTTTCCCATTTATTATTACCTAACACTCTAAATTTAAATGAATATTACCATAAAGGTAAAGTTACCATAATGGTAATAATCATTGATTTTTTCACCAAAAAGGTAATAATTCAGATATGAATAGACAGGCTGAGATAAGCAAAATATGAGTGACGAAAAAAAATTTGATTTCAAAAAGCACTGGCTGGGGCTGTCTCCTGATGAGCGTGAAGCATTTGCAGTTGAAGCCGGAACCACCAGTCATTACATCCAGACGCACCTGACCGGGCGCCGCAAGATGCCGGGTAAGCGTCTGATGGAAGGACTTTTTAAAGCGTGCCGTTCCCGCGAATGGACAAAGTCTAAACCTGAATTAGTGCTCTTCTTCTACGACCGATAATCCCTCTGAACCCATCAATGCCGTCATCCCATGGCGGCTCCTTCCTGCATAAAACACCTTTATGGTAATAAAAAACCATATACGGTTGATCTTTTTTTGTCTTAGTGCAAAATTACCAAAGATAAATAACAAAGAGGTAATCCGATGAAGCGAATCACCCAGCGTGAGGCTCTCGATTTGGGCCTTACTCGCTTCTACACCGGGAAGCAATGTATCCACGGTCATGACTGCGAGCGCTACACCCTGAGCGGGGAATGTGTGAAGTGCAATAACGAACGAGCACGGCGACAGGCAAAGCTTCGTTCCGAAAAAATGAAGGCAGCCAAAACGGCAAGAGAGGCAGCATGATCCCAGCAGCCTACTACATCCGAACTTATTTGGGGGTTAGCTATGGCCGGTGACTGGATAAAAATGCGTGCCGATCTGCACACGCATCCTAAAGTTGTCCGCATGGCGTCCGCATTGAAAGCGGACAGATTGCGGATAGTTGGCGGACTACATTCCGCATGGTGTCTTTTTGATGTCCACTCTGTTGACGGTTTTCTTGACGGATACAGCGCGGAGACTCTCGACGACCTGATCGGCTTCCCCGGGTTTGCGCGTGCAATGATGGCTGTCGGATGGCTTGAAGAAGATGGTGAAAGCCTAGTAATGCCGCGCTTTGAAGCCCATAACGGACAGTCTGCCAAGCGTCGTGCACAGGACGCAGACAGGAAGAGAAATGTCCGCAAAGCGTCCGCATCTGAAGCGGACAAAAAGCGGACCAGAGAAGAGAAGAGAAGAGAAGATCTAAAAGATAAAACCCCACACATAGGCGACGAGAAAAATCAGCCTGTGGATAACTCAGGAGGTGAAGAGCCAGATCCACATGCGACAAATTCTGTTACTGATGGATATGCACCACCAGGCGGATCCGGTTCTCTGGGTAAATTCACCATGCCTGATAGCTGGACGCCGGATCCTGATTTCACCAAACGAGCTGCCCTGTGGGGGGTAAACCTTAAAACCGATGTGACGCCATTTGAACTGGCTGATTTCATTACGTACTGGAAAGCCGAGGGAAAAGCATTTCACCACGACCAGTGGCAGCAGAAACTGGCTCGCAGTGTTCAACTCTCCAGGTCAAAGCCAGCGAGAACTCAGCAGCGGGACGTTAACGCAGTACCAGAACCAGACAGCGAGATACCTCCTGGATTTCGCGGTTAACACCGGGAGCGCAGCAGCGCATTTTTTTACATCTAATGAATTACCAAAAAGGTAATAAAATATGCGCATTGCTATTGAAATTAACTCGTTTGTGGTTTTAAATTACCTGAGGGGTAAATCATGAAAAGGCAGTTACAGGCGCTCGGAAGGCTCAAGACGGGCCAGATGAATAAAACCGAATCAGCTTACTGCCAGCACCTTGAGCTGCGTAAGCACGCAGGGGAAATCGCCTGGTACCGGTTCGAAGGTATCAAGCTGCGCCTGGCTGATAACACGTTCTACACGCCGGACTTCGCAGTGATGCTAACCAGTGGTGAGATGGAACTGCACGAGGTGAAAGGATTCTGGACCGACGACGCCAGGGTGAAAACCAAAGTCGCAGCAGACCAGTACCCGTTTCGCATCATCGGGGTAACGGTTAAGCCAAAGAAAGCGGGTGGCGGCTGGAACATCGAAGAATTCTAAATCGATGATCCTTTTAGTTATCAACCTAATCAATAACTTATACGGGTAAGCGGGGGTAAAGATGGAATGCAAAGTGAGTGATCTGGTAAAGCGCGGGCATGACCAGGCCGCAGAACTGAAATCATCATGCGGTGCGGTCGATGTGCGCGATGTAGCGCAACTGATTAGCGATCTGGCTACTCAGCTGGATGTGCAACTGGTTCGTAGTAATGCGCTGGCTGCGGAGAACACGGCACTGAAAAAATCAGAGGTCGAATTCAACGAATATTGTCGTCGCGAGTGCGAGGACGTTGGCGATACGTGGGAGGACGATTTCACTGAGACCCCAGCCACCGACGCGTTTCTGGCTGAGGTGCGGGCGCAGGCTCACAAGGAAGGCGCTTACTTTGTTGCTAACCGAATGCTGGCCGCATGGGATGCAGGATTTATCGACGACACAGCAAAGAACGCTGCGGACATCGCACGAATGATACTGACCTCCACAGAATTTATGGCTGATGCGCCGGAAGGCGATTTTGATCGCTCATTCGCCGATGGCGTTCTCGAAGGTATCGCCGCCCAGCTTCGCAAAGGAGTGCAGTCATGATTACGGGAACCTCAAATTACGACGAAGTGCCGACGATACCCTGCAAAATCTGCGGCGGTTATTTCAAAGCCGATGATCCAGAAAGTCACAAATGCGAGGAGACAGCCCAATGAGCAATACAGCAAAACTTCAACTCGGATTCTCTCCGTTATCAAAAACCATCATGCTCGCAAAAATGCGCGATGTGGAAGGTGGCCGCCTGCGCGTCGGTAATGATCGTGGTCGTGATGTTACCAATGAGGCTGCGCAGCTAGTGTGGCAGCTTATCATGGCGGAAGGTGGTGAAATCGGCTGGGAGCTTGATGATGGTTCTCGCATGGTGCTGAAAGCTGAGAAGCAGGAGGCCGCCCAATGAGCTACATCGACAAACAGGCGCTACGAGAGCGCTATTCACCAAAACCTGCACCTGAATGCCACATTTGCGGCAAAGAAATGACAATCCAGCGAATATCTGCCAGTCGAATTACCTATGGCTGCACGGGCGCGACATATGACGATAAAGGTTGCCACTACGCAGAAGGTCGCAGTATCGCAGATGACCATTATGAACAGTCTCGCGTCACTGTCGTCGATGTGAGCGACCCGGATGTGCTGGCGCTGCTGGATGAGCTGGAAGCTGAAACAGGATATCGCGAAGGCGCTTTTATCGCCTGTAATCGTTGGCACGATAAATTCAGAGAAACAGAGGACAAACTGGAATGCGCAGAACGT